GCTCAGATAGATTGCCCCCGCCCCCCATTTTTCAACCCTAGCATTCTAGATTTTATTAAAGATATCGAATTGCCGTTTTGTCGAAGTATGGACGAGATAACCCTTCCCGAGTTAAACAATCCTTTTGGTTGGTTTCCCCGTTGGATAGATCTTATCGGCTCATTACAAAAGGCCTTTATGTTTGCTCTTCAAGGGCTCGTAATTGAAATTATAATGAAGATTTTCGTCAAAATATGCGAATTAATATCCAACGCTCTTTGTAGATCTCTTGGTGCTTTGAATCCTCTCTGCGATTCGAACAGTCTCGCGGATATGTTTAAGGAAGGTTTGTGTGGAAATACAGCCGATCAACAAACAATTAATGACACCGTGGTGGACATGATAGGCTCTGTGGGAGTGGGCGGCGCCGCTTTCGCTGATCAAGAGCAAACAATGGCGTTCGCTGAAGATATAGGATGCGCAGTTTCAAGAAAGGAGCTAGCTGCAGCCATGTTGGGTGAAATGCCTGATGAAATGGCAGACGCGATAGTGAGCCTCGTTGAACATGAATATCCCGATTATGAAGATGCTCTTCCTCACACCGAAGCAGTTAAAAGCTTTTTTACTAGCATGGGCAATGTGTTGCCGGCAGACTTTAAAGAAACATTGAGAGACTTTGTTGACGAGTTACCTGAAAATGATATGATGCCGGCACACCCATCTCTTTGTGCAACTCCAGAACAAATTGAACAATTTTGCGAACTAAGAGCGGAACTTTTAGCTGATCGTGCCACGCCCGCCCAGATTACTGAAATGTGTGACAATCTAAGAGAAACAATGAAAGGAGATTATGAGGTCGTTTATAGTGCGCAAAATTGGGACGAGTATGTCGAAAGCAATATGCCTCCGTTAGTTTCAGATCCAGGGTGTGACAACGGCTTGCTTCCCTTTGAGCCAGATGTGGCTATTCAGACCATAACTGCGGCTCTTGGCAACGACTTAGAACAGTTGAAAGTAGACTATAGCACCGATATGTTAGGTAACGGTCCACTTCAGAGGAACTGGGGGCTTATTAATATGATTATGTCCGACACAATGGGCAAACCCCTTACAGTTCACAATCGCTATGTAGCCAGGAAAAAGAGAGTTGTTGATTTTTATACAGGGTTAGGATCCTCGGATTCTTTCCTTGCGGACAAAATTGGGGACCTAACAGGAGGACAACTTTCAAGCTTTATATCGGGAGACCCAGCACCCAGCAAGCAGCGAGGGGCGTATCCTACCAGTGTGGCTGAATATCTTCGCCAAGACATGGAAGCTAAAGGAGATCGAGCATCAGACGAGGCAATTGTTGCTACCATCAACAACGAATGGGTGGGAGAGGACTCACAATTTATGGATATGAAGCAACTAGGCTTTACGGGTATTTTTGGACGCGACCTTGACTTATTGGCAATTCCAGATTTGGGTTATAATATTGAGCTTGAGCCAGAATTCAAGCCTGGTGTCACCGGCAATGCGACAGGGGTTAATTTTATAGAAAAGGCGCGCAAAGCAACGTCAGACTTAGGAGTGTTGGAATTTAGAGACAACGCCAAAGGATTGTTGGCCACTGATGAATCTACATGGTCTTACGGATTTGACATGGAAGTTTATTTTGGCGATTTAGTAGAAGATGAAAGTGGGAGGATTGTAAATCGATCAGATGATAATGTGCGAATTAAGATCACCGATCAGTTGAACATGGGAGCCGATATGGACAACTCGGCCGAGGAACTTCTAGGGAATACTCTTGATCCTGACGGCGACGAATATAAGCTCCGCAAAGTAAAAAGAACAGATCAGATAATACCCAATTTAAGATACGAGTTTCTTGCAGTCGATGATACGCTATTAGATGCAATTATGCCCTCTTCTCTCAACAAAATGTATGACCCATCTCCCGCAGATTTAGGGATCCCGAAAGAGCTTAATGTGCTAGATCAATATCCAGATTTTTTGGAGACCTTCCAATCAACCAGCGCTCATGCGCCTCAAACTGTGCTGCTATCTGAAATGATAAACAAAGAAAATGACGCCTCTGTCTCAACCACAGTGGCTAAAAGTTTTAGAGACGATGCGTTGACTGCTGTTGCTCAAATGGTCTTTGCTGAAATCGCAGCAAATACTAAATCTTGGGCATATGGAGCCGAATATGACACTTTAAGTGTGGCAGATATAGAATATGGAATTTATGAGGAAGGGGTCACCTATGATAGCGCTTATCCAGGTTGGACTCCGTATTCGGAATATAGAATTGTGGAAGAAGATGGAAAAACGAGAAAGTTAAGAAACCGAGATATGAGGCTTGGAATGAGTTTTAACCAATACTTGAACGAACACCACAATGATCCGCCCACACCAGAAGATATTCGTGTTTTTTATTTAGATCCTATGATGTTTGGAAGCAATTACATGAATCCTGGAATTTATATCAAACCCCTTAAAAACGAAGGGTGGCTTGGTATGGTTGATGTGTTATTTCCAGATTTAAGTGCGTGTAAGCCTCAAAGCACTGATTTGGTCGATTTTGGAAGCATTCAAGAAATTGTTGATGAAATTTATCCTTCTATCCCTGAAGATGAACGCCTAAAAGGTGATCCCGATTGTATTATTGAGCGCCCCTATCATCGTATTCTTATGCGATCAGCTAAAGCAGGCTTAGTCGGCTTAATTACGGCTGCGTGTCGTATTTATGCGAGTACTCATATTATTAAGGCTTTGCCGGCATATACAACTTTTAGTCCGATTATTCCCGATACTTTTAGTTCTGCATGTGCTTCTTATGTTGTGGAAACGATGGAGGCGTCCTTTAAAGATGCCGGTGGAGGCCCAGAATGGGCTAATGCAGTTTTTAGCGATGTTGAATTTTGGTATGCATTCTTAGAGCAATCAGTACAATTATATGCTGCTATGGTCGATGAGGGAAGAATTGATCCTCCTCCGACCGTGCTCGAAGCTTGTATGCGAATTAATGATATGCAAGAAGAATATGAATACCCAGACAAACCAGATCTTAAGGCAGCGCGCAAGACTCGCGAAGCCAGTCGCCTTCAATCTCTTAAAAGTTTTCGTCAAGATATGAATCTGGAAGCAATAAGAGAAACAGAAGAAGATGCAAAATTGGTGTTAAAACAATGGGTAGTGGAAGCATTGAATTTAATGGGAGAAAAATTGCGCACCAATATGAAGAGACTCAACATGGCTCCAGTGGTGCCCAGTTTGGATTATTATGTGATGGATAAAATGTGCGCAGGGAGCAGTTTAACAATGAATGACGCATTGAAGCCCGATGGCACATTTGATCAAGGCTATGTTAATTTGCCCATTGTTCCTTTTGAGGATACTGACTCGGACGATCTTGCTTATGATACCGGAGGTACCGCTGAAAGTGCCTATTATACTGCAGGTGCCGAGTTTGTAGTTGGAGAGGATCTAGATGAAGAAGGATTAAGTAAGGGAGAAGAATACATCGGATACTATCATGTAGTTATAGACGAAGATGGCAACCCCACCTGGATGGCTGGCGACTACCACTCAGACGAGGAAGAAGACACACACGATATTCTTTATCCATTGGTTGATCAGATCACGGTTGAAATTGGAGATGTGCCAGAATTGGGTACAGCTATAACAGTACGCAATGCTGCCGACCCTACGCAATTGTTTGCTATTGAGAAGTATATCTATATTGAGGGGCATGGTCGCCTTACGACTTCCGCTGCGATTGATAAAATTAAAACGGGCGATTTAACACGAAACATTGCTGACGTTTTCCCGGGCACTTTACAAATAGTCACAGATGAAGCTGGAAACGATGTAGGATTAGAAGGACAGCTTGGGGTACGCTATGGCGTTCAATTTTCGGTCTTTGTGGAAGGAATCTCCTATGAGATTACAGCAGTAGAAGTTGATGCTTTAGATTTACCATTATCCGAATTTACTACCCTTACGAAAAATAGCAAGTTATTATTGTGCTTGCTTAATCTTTTAAAACAGGATGAAAAGTTTAAATTGATGACTCGCTATATAATACCTTTAAATAAGTTGACAGCTGTTGGTGCAATTTATACGGATATGGCGCTGTTGCCTTCCATTGGTGAACTCACTGTGGAGACAGGACAAACTTTCGAAGCGATGTATGTCTTCAAGTCGGATTCCGTCTCGGATTATGAGAGTGGCACACTTAAGCCGGGCACGAATGCGGTGGTTGATGTAGATTTTGATGAGGATCCTCCTTTTATTAAATCGGTTGATACTGGACCGGTCAGTGATGAAGTGGCGGGCTATTGGTCTTCTAAAAGAGATAGAGATGTTGTATCTTTATTTTGGAAACATTTTGATGAATGGGATCAAGTAATGCTTAGAAATTCATCTGGCAGGATTAAGAGACTATTTAAAACATATTATAGAGCGAGAGAATTTAGTGCAGATGACATCGGCAAAGCTCTTAAAGAGGACGGAACCGGTCCTGGTCAGTTGGCGATGGATAAATTACGAGCAGCGCTTAAACCTGCTCCAGGAAAGCGTTTATTGCCTAAATGGAGAAGGCGCAAATTAAGGTCAAATCCATTTAATGCGAATGGCGACCTTTGCGAAAAATAAGATTGAGCATAATTATAACAATGAGGTGAATTAAAGTGGCAGGACTCGGACCCAAGGTACCATTGACATATGACTCTACGGAAGGTTTCGCTTTGATCCATAATTTTCGCGAACTTGTCAAACAAAACCTTAAAATGCTAATTCTCACCATACCGGGGGAAAGAGTGATGGAACCAACTTTTGGTGTGGGCATTACACAGTTTTTATTTAACAATTTTCATGCTAATACGTTTATGGAAATAGATAGCAAAATACGACAGCAAGTAGCAACTTATATGCCATTTGTTCAACTTGTTGATATTGCCTTTGATTCTGCAGGACAAGATCTGAACTTGTTAGGGGTTTCTATCAAATATACCATTCCCACAATTGGTGTGACAGATTTGCTGGAATTCACTACTTAAAATTGAGGATTTTTTATGGCAGATGAACAAAAAAAGATAATTCCGATTGATTATACTCACCGTGAATTTGACAGCATTCGAGATGATCTACTCCAAATAGCAGAACGGCTTTATCCGGACACTTTTCAAGATTTTAGCGAAGCATCCTTCGGCGCGATGATGGTAGATGCGGTGGCGTATGTTGGCGATCAATTATCATTTTATCTAGATTATAATGTTAATGAGACGTTCTTGGACACGGCTTATCAATATGATAATGTTCTTCGTCACGGACGCATATTGGGGTATAAATACACAGGCCGCCCCTCAACTTACGGATCAGTTGCCATGTTCATTAAAGTTCCAGCTTCAACCACGGGGTTGGGACCTGACTCGGCTTATATTCCTGTAATCGCGCGCGGTTCCAGGTTTACCTCCAACACGGGCTTAAATTTTGTATTAATAGAAAACGTAGATTTCGCTGATCCTCAAAATGTAACTGTAGTGGCACAAACAGATCCATCGACGGGCGCCCCCACTCATTATGCAGTTAAGGCATACGGAAATGTTGTTTCGGGATTTTTCGGAAGACAAACTGTAACAATAGGCGCCTACGAAAGATACCTAAGAGTCACCCTAAACACACCCAACATTTCAGAGATCATTTCTGCAGTAGATACTGAGGGGCATGAGTATTTTGAAGTAGACTATTTGGCACAAGATATGGTTTTTAAAGAGGTGTCAAACAATAATTTTAAAAATGATAACGTTCCTTCCATTTTAAAACCATATCTGGTATCTAGGAAGTTTATCGTAGACATAAATAATGATAAGACTGCCCTTCAGTTTGGAAGCGGAGATGCGAATGTTTCCAATGTTGTGGCGGATCCTCAAAATGTAGCATTGGATATTTTTGGAAAGGATTATGTGACAGATACCACTTTTGATCCCACAAGGCTTTCTAAAGATACTAGCTATGGCATTGTGCCTTCTAATACTTCGTTAACAGTAGTTTACAGAGTAACTAACCCTATGAATTCTAATTTAGCAGTTGGAAATCTCAACAAAGTATCGTCCGTTAAGTTAGAATTTGCAAACAGAGATAGACTATTGGATACCACCATAAATGACATTATGGCTTCGGTGGAAGTAAACAATGAAGAGCCAATTGTTGGAAATGTTACAACTCCCAACACTAATGAAATTAAAAGAAGAATCTATGATACTTTTCCAAGCCAAAATCGAGCAGTTACGCAAAGTGATTATGAAAATTTGTCTTATAGGATGCCCGCCAAGTTTGGTTCCTTAAAGAGGTGCTCTGTACAAAGAGACCCGGATTCCATGAAAAGAAACTTAAACATGTATGTTATGTCTGAAGATAAATTTGGAAAACTGATCGCATCTAACACTACAATTAAAAATAATTTAAAGACATGGCTAAATCACTATAGAATGATTAATGATACTGTGGACATATTGGATGCGCATATCATTAATTTTGGAATTGATTTTATTATTGCGCCTAACGTTGGGGTTGATAAGTATGATCTTTTGGCTGCTAGTATAGCTCACCTTCGAGATAAGTTTGGAGGCACCAAATACTATATTGGAGAGCATTTGATGATAACGGAAATTTACAAAGAGCTAAACAAAGTCAAGGGTATTATGGATGTTATTAAGGTCACTCTTGTCAATAAAACTGGCGGCGTTTATTCAGCTACAGAATTTGACATAAGCGCAAATCTCTCTCCGGAGGGAACATATCTGATAGCTCCTAAAAATTGTATATTTGAACTAAAATATCCGGAAACCGATGTTAAAGGAAAAATTAGATAATGGCCATAAAACGTTATACAGCTTCGGCTGATACTACAATCGTTAATGCGTACCAGCCGAATCTTGTAACAAGAGGAACGGGCGCCAATATGGGGTTTGCTGATGTAGTTGAAACGTTTTCAGTATATGGAAGACAGGCGACTGGATCCCAGGAGCTTTCAAGAATCTTAATTCAATTCCCCATTGCTACTATTATAACTGATCGTGCAGCCGGCACAATTCCAGCCAGCGGCAGTGCCACCTTTTATCTGAGAATGTATAACGCTCAGCACTCTAAGACAGTACCCGAAGACTTTTCATTATCAGTTTTGCCTCTGGCCCAGTCGTGGCAAGAGGGGGTTGGATTAGATCTAGAGACCTATAAAGATTTAACCAAGGGCAATACTGGTGCAAATTGGATGAGCGCATCTAATACTTCACCTTGGACTGGCAGTAGTTATACCACCAATGATTGCGTAGGGGGCTCTTATCGGACGGGGGCCGCGGATCCTCAATTTAAAGTGTCCTTTGCTGGCGGCTTGGAAAACATTAAAATGGATATTACTCCTTTAGTAGAACATTGGATAGCCGGCACCATTTCGAATTATGGCGTGGGAGTGCACCTATCCTCTAGCTACGAAGCTAGCGCATCTGTGGGAGCCAACACGGCATCGGCTCCTATATTGCCTCTTACGGGTGGCGCCACCAAATCTTATTACACAAAGCGTTTTTTCGCCAGAGGGACACAATATTTTTTCAAGAGACCAGCTATTGAGGCCGTCTGGAATTCGGCTGTTAAAGATGATCGTGGAGATTTCTACTATAGTAGCTCTTTGGCACCAGCTGCCAACAACATGAATACCATTTATTTTTATAACTATATTCGAGGCGCTCTCACAAACATCCCCGATTTGGGGGATGATAATAGGGTTTACGTTAGCATGTTTTCCGGAAATGCCGGTAATACGGCACCTTCAGCCTCTGCGCTCTTGTTGGCGGCTGATAATTCGGGCTTTGTTCGTTCTGCCGCATCCACCGTTGTGACCGGAGGGCTCGTATCTACGGGGATATATAGCGCCTCGTTTGCTATTACTGCTGCAGCCACCCCAGTTACGACTTTGTATGATGTATGGTTTACTGGGAGCGATGCGACAGTGGCTACTTCGTCCGCTACTCAATACCTCACAGGCACAATTACTCCGCAAGTTATTAAGCCCACGCAAACTGTAGCAAAGCCGGTTTATTATTTGAATATTACAAACTTAAGAGACAAATATCGGAGCGAGGAGACTGCCCGATTTAATGTTTATATTCGAAATAAATTTTGGGATCCAACAATTTATACAGTGGCCA